GGCGTTCTACAGAACAAACCAGAGTCCGGTGATCAAGCAGTCGTGCGAGTATTTGGTGTTTCCAAATTCTCTGTAGATGCAACTGTCGCCGCTGGTGACTGTCTCGGTACTTCAGCAGATGGCCAGGGACAACCTGTCGTCGCTGGAACCGAAACGACTGTATACAACTGTGGTCAAGTCATCACAGGTGGAGCCGCTGGCACTTTACAATCCGCCCTCATAACTATTTCTAATAGTCGTGCGGCGTAGGGGAGAATAGAAAATGGCTCAACCAACAATATCCGACGTACATGTCGATCAGGTTCTTAGCAACATCAGTGTCGCTTACACACAAGAACTTGACCGCTTTGTAGCACCAAAGGTTTTCCCTTCGGTTCCAGTTTCAAAGCAATCCGACAAGTACTACACCTATACACAAGCAGACTTCATGAGGGATCAAGCCGAATTGCGTGCTCCCGGCACTGAATCTGCTGGAAGTGGCTACAACCTTTCAACTGCGACATACAGCTCAATGGTTTACGCCCTCCACAAAGACATTTCCGATCAGGTAAGAGCAAACTCTGATGATCCACTAAATCCGGACGCAGACGCTACTCGATTCCTGACCCAACAAATGCTTCTCCGTCAAGAAATTGACTGGGCAAGCAACTACTTCACGACTTCTGTTTGGGGAACCGACAGCACGCCTTCCACATTATGGAGTGCGGCTTCCGGCTCAACTCCAATCGCTGATATTCAAGCAGGAATGAACACAGTTCTAACCAACACTGGCTACTTGCCAAACAAATTGGTTATCTCATACAAAGTGTTCTCCATCTTGAAGAATCACGCAGACTTCGTTGATCGGTTCAAATACACCACCTCTGATTCAGTAACAACTGATCTTATGGCTCGTGTTCTTGGACTNGATGANGTNTTGGTCATGTCTGGAATTAANAACTCCGCTGACGAAGGAGCTTCTGCTTCTTATGCTCAAATTGGTGATCGTGATGCACTCCTGGTTCACTCAGCCAGCAGTCCTTCACTTCTTACACCAACTGGTGGATACAATTTCGTTTGGTCTGGACTTAACAGTTCAGGCGGCATGGGTTCAAACACCGCTGTAAGTCGTTTCCGCATGGAACACTTACGCTCAGACCGAGTAGAAATTCAAAGCGCTTGGGACTTCAAAGTCGTAAGTTCTGCTCTTGGATACTTCTTCTCAAATCCTGTAGCGGCTTAACCCCTTACACACATAATTAAACGGTAGAAGCCGGAACGACGCCGATTTGTTTCGGTTAGTTGTTCCGGCTTTACCTATTTACAAGAGGACAGACTATGGCATGGAGTTATTCGGGCGATCCAGATTCAAGCGCCTTGGATTCAATTAGGTTTTTAATAGGTGACACAGACACGAACGACCAGTTGTTAGCTAACGAAGAAATCACTTGGGTCAATAAACAAGTAACTGGTAGCACTACTTCTACCGACTCGCTTTATGATGTAGCTTCACGTTGTTGTACGACTGTAGCTTCAAAGTTTTCAAGGTTGGCTGACCAGGCAGTCGGCGATCTTAAAGTTTCAATGTCGCAAAAAGCAGTCGCATATCGAATACAAGCAGAAGAACTGAAAGCTTTATCGAGCCGGGAAGGTTCTGTTCCTGTACCTTACGCTGGCGGCTTAACTATTTCCGGCAAAGAAACAGACCGTGACAATTCAGACCAGATACAACCTTACTTTTCTAGTGGTCAATTCACTAATAAAGAAGAAGGTGGCATCAAGGCTCAAAGCAGTGTGGAATAATGACAGCAGTTTCCGCACAGTTCGCAACGGACTTGAAAGTGAACATGACACCAGACACGGTGTCTGTTCGCACTTCATCTACGGTTAATAATTATGGAGAACAATCGTTTTCCGGCGATGCGACTTCTTACGACGCTTACATTCGCCGCAGTAATGAATCAGATCGGGGCAACATTAACGACACCATTGAAGTTGATTGGGTGGTTTATATCCCTGATTCAAGTTTGACCCTGGACGTAGACGATCAGCTCACTTTGCCTGCCCCTATTTCTACTACTCGCCCGATAGTACAAGTTGAAACGAAACGTGATCCAAACGGTCAAGTTGGTGTCGTAGCTTATGTTGGCAAGAGGAGAAGGTAATGGCAAACCAGCCGCCCATTAAAGTGATGGGAATAAAAGAAATAACAAGGCAAATTGAATTGGGCAACCAGAAAGTTATTCAGGCGGCGCGAATAGCCGTCAAAGATGTGACAGTAGAAATAGCTGCCAAAGCAGATGACCTTGTTCCGTTCGATACAGGAGATTTATCAGGTTCACAAGTAGTAACTCATGCCCCACCAGGTGCAAAGATAATGGGGGCAATTACTTATGGCGGCCCTGCCGCTCCTTATGCCGCGATCCAACATGAGAACACTGATTTCTGGCACCCACCGAAACCACCAGGGAAAAACAAAGCAGGTAGATCAGGAACTGGACCTGTTGAAGCACCAGCAGGCAGAGGGGCAAAATACCTTGAATATCCCACCCTACAAGCCTTCAAGAATTACGGATCAAGGATTGCCAACGAAATTAGGAGGCTACTGCGGTGACTATGTTAAACGATGTAGGAACCAAGCTTGCGGCGGCAACTATACCAACACAAGATTTAACGCTTGGTACAAACTTATTTCTCGGACGATTACCTGAATCACCAGATACCTGTGTGGCTATTTACCAATTCGCTGGATTAGGACCAATGGACCAACTAGGCACAGCCGCACCAAACCTAGAAGTCCCTTCGCTTCAAGTTCGTTGTCGTGCTACTTCTTATGCAACCGCTGAAGCTTTAGCAAACGACATTTGGGGCGTTCTAGTTGTGATCTTGAACGAAACATTGACATCGACGAGGTATCTAAGAATAGAACCACAGCAGTCGCCGTTCCCCTTAGAACGTGACACCCAAGACCGAGTGATCTTTATTGCAAACTACAATGTAACAAAAGAGGTTTAACCGTGGAAGGGGAGGAAGCACTCACTTCATGGAGGCAGATTTCAGTCAGTAAAGTCAAACGAAGATGAGTGGAATCTATGCCGAGATGCCTATTCCGGTTGGGCGAACATTTGAAATGTTAAGGTGCGCGAATCCTGATTGTGCCGGTCCAGCGAGCGAACGAGGAGGGCGACCAGCGTTAATTGCTGAACTCATTTCAAGTCCGTTCCGTATTCAATGCCCACGCTGTAAGCATGTTAATGCTTCTTCAGGGCATCTCCTTTAACCCTTAAAACTAAAAACACCCACCCCGAAGGGTGGGCATTTTAGTGTCTCCGTAGGGGATTATGGGTAACTGCGGTGAAGCTTCCCTCGCTTAAGATTTCAGATATTTTTTTCGCAGTTGTACTCGTCGAGGAGGGGGAAAACCTTCTGTATGGAACATTTTTGTTGTCCCGGCTTTACCCTTGATGTCACCTTTTGTTACATCACGCTTGAATACATATTTTTTGCCAAACGGAACATAACCTTCATTGCCGACTTTGAATAAAAGCCAGTCGTCTGTTTCTTCAATTAGCTGTGTCATTCATTAGACGATAGCGGATTGGATTCTCCTGCGTCTATGAAAACCTGGAAGTCACCTTCCTCGTCATTGAATTCAGGTTCATCTTCTTCCATTAAGTCCGACCAGCCTTGATGGTAAGCGATTCCCAAAACCTCTTTTGGTATGAAAGCCATGATCTCCGGTTTGTCGTTAATAAATAAGACAGCATTTGGTTCGTTGCCCAAATAACCGAAAGCGAGTGTGAACTGTGTAGCATTTTCACCTTCGCCGATTTCCCAACACAGGCTTGGCCTTTCTTCTCCCACCTGGCCGCCGTTATCAGAACAGGTCATCTAGTTTTCTCCCCATACTGTCTACGTCGTTTTGGTTTTGAAGGTGATTGGTTAGGTGGTTAATTGCGAACCTTTGGCAATTTCTACCACCTCTTGTTTTGCCATTCCTATCTACGAAAACTACAAGGTTCTTATCTTGCAGTTCCCTTCGCCGTGTTCGCGTCGTCGATGGTGAAACCGTCGTATCGTGAACCCATTCGTAGAATTCGTGGATTTGTTCGTCTGTAGCTGGACCGATTTGTTTTAGCACTTTAAGAACCTTCTCTTGTAGGTTAGATAAATTGCCTAACGATTCAGCCGCCTCCCAACTTGTATCGGGGTCGCTATTTCTAGCGACAGCATAGTCCGTCATTTTTTCTCCTTATCTTTCAATCCAACAGTATTCTGATGGATACCAATGCCCCTCCTCTTGGGGCGTGTTATATAACAGCCATGCCGCAACAATGACATTGGACTCAGGGTCCATAATGTCAGCGTTCGGGATACCTGCCTTGAGGCTTCTTTCTTCCCAAAACTTAGGAAGGTGCTGGAACCAACCGGAAGCGCCGGAACTTGGGTGTTTTGCATCGTTGGTCGTATGGTAAGACTGGGCAGAAGATTCGCAGAAAGCTACCTGCAATGCCCAGTCCCAATCTTCCGGTTCAAAGTATTCTTGAATGAAATCAAGAAGGGTAACTGCCGGAGGCAAAGTTGAAGTCGTATCAGCTTCAATATATGTATTAGTAGAAACAAGAAAGGGGACTGTCTCTACAGGTGGCTTCACCTCCGGCAAAATCGTTGTTCGTAGCTTTGTATCATCTAAATAGCTGACATTGTGGGTTTCCTGGTTTATAGGTTCACCAGAAATAGCAACAGAGGCTACTTGATAGGCTCCGCAACTTGTCGTTATTGCTAAAGCTAACGAAATTCGCACTCGATCAGATTGCTTCATGTATTCAGTTTATACCTAGCCGCACCTATAAAGAAAGTATTTCTCCAGATTTAAGCGAGACCAGGGAAAGTATTTACGACCAGGTTCTCTCTTTGTCCTATGATTAGTGAATGCTTGACGAAAAGTGGCGCACTAAAGCTAATTGCCTCGGTCAGCCAACCGAATGGTGGTTCCCTGAAGTCGGGGAAAGGATAAGCCCGCAAGCCGCTGAAATCTGTGGGGGTTGTAAAGTTAAGAAGGAATGCCTCACTTTTTCCCTCTGGCCATTAGAACAGGGGATTTGGGGCGGCAAAGGGGAGCGGCAAAGAAGGCGCTACAGGGAGAATTTGAAAAAACCGTGACTCCAGATTCGATGATATTTGATGTACCTTAGTCGATAAAAAGAAATGACCCACCGGAGCAAGCAAGCACAGTGGGTCATTTCAGTTCTGCCAATGGACTCCCTTTCGGGAGGTACCGCCCACCAGGAGGTACTGACAGAAGGAAAACACCAGATGGGATATGAAGCAAACCACAAAAGGAGTGATGGTATTTTAAATACCGCCCACCTGGTGTTAGTATTTAATTTTCAAAGACCTGTATATCTTATCGCAGGTTTCACGGAATAGCCTATTTTTCAGCCATATTCATGCCATTTGTTAGTAAAGCTAAAGCGAGGAGCGCTTGTTGGGGGACCACGCCGTTACCTAACATTCTTAATTCTGCACTCCTGCTACCTAACTCACTTTCAGTGACCCAACCGTCCGGTAAACCCATCATAAATTCAACGAATCTGGGTTCTACGCCTCGGTCATCTACTGGGTATGGGGCTAATCGCCCTGTGATTTTTTCCCACCTTCTAATTGCTGGGCCATAAGCGCCGAACTCACAGATGGGGAGTGTTCCGTCTGTCGTTTCTGCCAATCGATATTCGGTCCGTGAACTTTCGCATCTACTGTTGTCGGGGTTGGTAGTAGCTTCTCGTTCGCCATTATTGTCATCAGCGTTCCTGGGAGTATGCTCCGGTCCATTCCCTTCTGCCAATTCACGTTCTTGCCGTGGTCCTTGTAATCTCTCGCTGTTGGGGTCGGTAGAAGTTTTTGAACTTCTATGCTGAGGCTCTTTCCATGAGGTGCTGCCCTCCCTGTTGAAGATTTCTGTCTGGCCGCCCATTCCTCCCACTCCTCTATTGTTTTCCCTGCCCCCATGTCGTTCACTACTGGTGTCGGGAGTAGTACTTTCCCTATCTGATTCTCCAAGTTTTGCGGACCTGTTTCCCTGATCCAAGGACGAGTGTTTCGGGGGTCTGCCATTGCTGACCTTGGTGTCCCAAGCAAGGCAGAACCATCTCGCACGTTTATGAGGTGCTCCGGTATCGGAAGCTCGTACAACGCCCCATCGACAGTCGTACCCCAATTCGGTAAGCGATCCAATGACGGAGGTTCCTCCGAGAGTAAGGTGTCCTGCGACATTCTCCAAGATGATGACTCCTGGTCGTAAAATGCTAATGGCGCTTGCAATGTATTGAAAGATGGCTCTGTCATCTTCTTCTCCTAATCTTTGTCCAGCTGTTGAAAACGGCTGACAAGGGTACCCAGCACAAATAATATCTACTGGTTCTATTTTTGTGAAATCTATTTTTGTTAAATCTCCTAAGTTTGGCACACCTGGCCAGTGCCTTTCAATAACTTTGGTGCAGTGTTTGTTTACTTCTGAATACCAAACCATTTCAGCGCCGAAATGTTGTTCAATAGCTAAGTCCAAGCCGCCGTATCCGGTGCAGAATGAGCCAACTTTCATTGAATAGCCCTCTTATCTTTTGCCGGATTACCAGACCAGGAACTCCCGTCCCATAATCTTTTTTTAGCTTCAAGTAGTTGTTTCAAATGGCGAGTATATTTTTGTCCTGCCTTCTCACCTTCACGCTCATCAACTATTTCAGAATCAAAAGCATCATTGGCGAAATCTTCCAATTCTTCGATTCGATGATCAATGGCGGCTATGATTTGCCGGAAATGGATAGTCGTTAGTTGTGAATGGATAAGGATATAACCTTCGTTCCTTCTACCTTCTACCCTGTCAAGCCGGTCCTCTAAGTTTAGATTGTATGCTTGCTTCGCGTCTCTTTTTTTCCTAGTCATTTATATTCTCCGGTTGCGAGATAACTTTTTTAATTCTGTTTCTAATCTTTTTCTTCTTGACAACGCCTTAAGGAGAAACTCCTCTAATTCTTTTCTGGTGAGTTGAGCCATTACTGTTCTCCAATTATCGCTACCAGCTTGGCTGTCAAAGTTTTTCTGAAATTCTTCAAATTCCATAATTAACTTCCTAAACGATACAGCACATGAAGTAGTTTCTATCGCCCTGCTTGTAAATGCCGGTTAAGTTACTACGTTCTTGTTTGCTTAGAACGAAAGCCGTACTGGTACAGTTGCGGCACCAAAACCAATAAACCTTTTGGACGCCTTGGTCCTCTAAGCCTTCAAACTTACTTACATCTATTTCTTGAAGCGGCGTACCGTTTTCATCAAGGTATTTTTCTTGAATTGCGAACCAATAGGTGATTCGTTTAACTTTTGGGCGATTCGCCGTAAACCTGTCACTCATTTTCTTGCTCCTTATTTTTTCTGTATTTATTTAGATCAATGACCTGGCACCAGGGAGTAAAGCTTTCGCTTGGGTGGTGCGACAAACGCTCCCTCATTATAATGTATTCGTCTAACCAAATAACGTTAGATTCTTCACACATTAGTCGTTCCATTCAATCCAAGCTCTTGCCCCACAAGAAAGCTTTTTTTCTGGCTGGATAACTTTCGCACCTTTGGGTATTTCAAACTCTCGGTGGTATTCAGAACCTTTGTATGTTCTGTGAATTATTGCTGGCAGACCTTTTCTTAGTCTTTGTTGGTGGATATGGACTTGGTGCTTCATTAGAACAACGAAACCATGCAAGCACGACACATATATTTGCTACGACCTTTCAGCGGTTCACGTTCTCGCCCTTCAAGTCGTTC